TCTTCCTCTTCCTCTTCCTCTTCTTCGTCCCCGGCACTCAGTTCGTCAAGTATTTCCTGGGTTTCGTCACTCAGGACGTCTGTCGGTTTAACAAGCGACGTTGCTTCCTTGAGGATCTTTTTGAGTTCATCCTCAGTCATTTTCTTGGTAATCTCGATGTCATTGCCATCGTCATCAACGAGGCCAATAACCTCATTCAGTTCTTTTGCGGCTGCGCGCAGTGCTTTTAAATCCATAAATTTCAAATTTTAATTAAACATTAAATTAATTTAACGACACTTATTATACAAATATTCTTTTGAAGTGTTCTTGTGAAAAATAAAATTTCTGTAAGTCATTCTTTTAGACTCCTTTCTTGTCATCCCAAAGAATGATATGTTCTCGAGTAGAAAAACGAACGTTGTTCTGAATACACATCTCAACAACCATATCACGATTCTGTTCAAGTCGTACTCTTGTGGCCCCCTCTGGCATTAAGATAACCTGTGACCTATGGATAAGTCTAGGCTTAAGAAAGAACTCATCAATTTCTTTCCATTGGTCTTCATTGGAGATTACAAATTTAAACCAAGAGTTTGGTAATTTACTCATATATTGGATTACATCTTTCTTATACCTCTTCTTGGCAGGGATCTCACTATCAGTGAGCTTAGGGGAGTTATTCCAAGTATCAATATACTTACATAAGGAATCAGTGGGTTGAATTACACACTCATTCTCTATTTCGATAATAGGTAGAAATCGAAATGTGTCTTCAAAGGCCATTAAGAACATGGTAAGTCTATATTGCTGAAGTAAAGGGCTGCCTCCAGTAATTACGAAATGATCTCCTTTGGCTAACTTTTTAATTACACCAAATTGAGACATAAGATCAAATAATTCAATAAAGGAGAAAGGAGTGCCCTGTGACCACACGTTGGCTGTGTCACAGTACTTGCAACTGAGTGAACATCCTGAAAGTCGTAAGAATGTGGCCGAACGGCCTATGTGCACCCCTTCTCCCTGTATTGTATTGGTAAAGAATTCAGACACGTTTAGGTAACGATACTTGTCAGATTTCTCCTTACCTTTATTTTTATAATGATCTGCTGGGATGATTTGAACACTATCTTTCATACCGTGCATTTGTTTTAGGAGTTTCACTGACTTCTACAGCATATAACTCTGGAATCTTATCTTCAAATTCCAAGAACAGATAATGAGCCATGTTCTCCGCAGTTGGTACAAGAAGAGGCATCATGACATTTAGAAATTCATGATCCCAATGGGAATCAAGGTACTCCTTTACAACTTTCAAATCTCTGTAATCACGAACAAATCCTTTTTCTAACTTGTTCGATCTTAATTCAACTGTCACAATATAATTGTGACCGTGAATTTTGGAACACGGATGATCCTTTGGTAGATGCTCCAAGCAATGTGCTGCACTAAATTCAAAACTTTTTCTAATTATAAACATGATTTTTAATATTTGGTTAATCGTCAAAATTATGTGATATATTCCAATGCGTTTCAGTCTTATTAAGATTCTGTGTGAACTTCATTGCAAATGATTTAAATATAAATCCTGCTTGCCTTTGCTTATCTTTACCTAAAATAAACCAAGCCTCACCTGCATCAGGATCTTTGTGTGGATGATTAGTTAATCTAAATACACCATTAGCCATTGCAGACATAGAGGAAGCACCTCTCAATCCCTTCTTGTTATCTTTACCTGCGTGGTGTAACAATAAACACGCAACACCTAAAGCCCTAAAGCTTCTAAGTATTGGATTGACTTTATTGTTCCATTCACTATTATTATTTTCATCCTCCAATCCAAACAAAGTACTAATGCTATCCAAAATTACAAACTTATAATTTGGATGAGTTTCAAACCATTTAATTATCTTACGTTGATTTATTTTATTGGATAATTGAAAGGTGTCCTCTGTGTCCAATTGATACTCTGGAATACAGAAGGCTCGAAATCTGAAATCTCCCTGCTGTACTCCTAACCATTCAAACTGTCTTATTCTCTCTTCCATTTCTACCTCACCCAACTCCCCATCAATATAGAGACAACCAGTAGGATTTTTAACTTGCCAATTTCCTATTTGACATTCTGATCTGTCAAAGTTTCTAACACCTAACAAGTAACCAATTGCCATTGCCAACCACGTTTTACCTGAACCTGGGGGACCATATAAGATATAAATTTGTCCTTCTCTTAACCAAGGTTTCATTAATAGTGTTGGTTTCTTTCTATCTATCTTTCTAATTTGTCCAATGGTTCGAATATGCGTATTTAAACTTTCAGAAACAAAACCTAATGGTTTAAATTCAGCTGCCAACTTTTCAGCCTTATCTGTTTCACCTTTTTCTAACAGGGCTTGAATTCCCTCGGTATGTTTTTTAAGGTGTACTTCATTAAAGTGCTTTTCAGTTTCGGTAAGTAATAAGTCTAAGTTGAAATCTGAATTCTCATATTCCTTACTTAAACCTGGAAGAAAGTCGTTCTCTATCTCTTCCGCTAATTCGGGTTGAAGTCTATCAGTCTTAAGTTTAGAATGGTAGATTGTTTCAATTTCCCTACCAGGTGCTTTGTTGTACTTATTGAAATATTCCCAACACCAACTTGCAATGCGTTTTGCTATTGCAGTTTCCATCAAATGAATATTCCAATATTCTCTTATCTTTTGACAAAACTCAGTCGAGGTAATTAATCCAATTAATATTTTTCGTTCAATCATATTTAAGGTATATAAACTGCTCCTGTTACTGAATGTCTATACTTTTGTGACTTTGAATCCCAGACATACTTTATTCCTTCATCATAGATTGGAGGTTTGTTTTGAATCAATCCTTTCTTATTTCTTTCCCAAGTTCGAACTGCAGCCTGCCAATCTTTCATTCGAGTCTTTCCAATGAGCCATCCTTTAGACTGATAGAAATCGTAGAACTCGTTTGGGTCAACGAGTCCTCCTCTTTCTTTGCAATAATCGTGAAGCGATTTTTTATCTGGAGGAATTGTTTTTATATTATAGTATAATATACGATTTTTTTCAGCCTTTTTTAGGCTGTTTGCGCTCATATTGCCGTTTTTTAAACTATCTTTTCTTTTGAGCTTCAAACACTTACCATGCTGACCGACGTTTTGGAAATTCAATCCAACTTCACCTCGCAAGTGAAATTTAATTCTGTCTAACTGTTCCATGGATTGTTCTAATCTTTTTGCAATGTCTAACAGATCTTTTTTCACTTGAAGTATTTCTTTAAAGACATTCATAATTCATAGAGAATAAAAAGTCAAAAGGGCCTCGGTGGGGCGGCACCTACTACCCTTTTGACTAATTAACACAAAATCTGAAAAATGAAAATGTAAACTTATTTCAACCATGACCGCCCTCATTTGAATTTAGTTTTTAGAGGTTACAAATGTAAATACTTAAATTTGATTAAACAAATTTTTCATAAAATATTTTTTAACCCCTTCAAACTCTATATTTTATAGGCTGAGAACTCTTTAATGTAGTCTGATATACTCGTTCCGTTCATGTCTTGTCGGTCAGCCTTTCCATTTGTTAATAGAAATACCTTTACTGAGCCTAATCCTCCTAGATGCATTCCAGCCAATAATCCTGATCGTGTAATCTTTATTCCCTTAATAGTCGTTCCAATATAGTGTTCGTATTTCTTTAGTGACATAAGATTTACTTTAATCAATAAACGTAAACATTCCTCTTGCAATTCTTTAGGGAAAATGGAAGGATCCTTTCTAAACTCTGCAGGTTTAATATCATATCCAAGTCTTTGAAGTGTCTTAGGATGAAACTGATAGGCTCCCATACAATTTATTGAATTAATTACCTGCCAATTGTTTCGGCTTTCTTTCCATCCGAGATGCTCTGCAAATAAAGCAAGTTCTCTTTCATACTGTAAGAACTCGTAGAATCTTATTACCTTTACTTCAATGACTTTCTTATCCAGTGGAGGACAGAGTGCCATTCCAAGACAAGTTAAGAATACGAAGAATAACATCATTTTTTTCATCTCTTTTCAGTTTTAGTTTGATTTTCCTTATCTACAAACGACTTATATTTTGATTTGAATTCTCTGTTTAATACATCAAGACGTTCACGATCTCTACAAGAATACTTTTTAATGGCAGTAAACTTATGCTTAATTCTTGTATAATTATGCTGGTTCATATGATATTTATGAACCATTCTATCCAGGGTTTTATATTCCTGTTCGTAGTCCTTTAGGAGGAAGTTCTCTCCATATCTTTTTGCTACACACCATAAAATGATTGATAGCACAATTCCAAAAATTAATAGTCTTAACATTTTTATGATTGTTTAAGTATAGAATCAGTGACAGGACAATTTGGAGTGAAGTATAAAATGTTTCCACTCCTGTCTTCAAACATTATTCTACCCATTGCAGTATCCCAGTACTTTTTGCAACCACAATGAACACACCGGTATCTACGAAAGCCTGGACGAGTTATCCATTTATGCTTCTTTCTGAGTGTTGGTTGAGCAACCACGTACTCCCTGTTTATTTCTTTACGTTTCATCTCGTATAGGTATTTGTTTTTTTACTTCATATCCCATCCAACCTTGCTTACCGTATCGGATGTGAAGGAATCTCATAATATCTTTCTTGGTAAACTTGTAAGGGATTTCAATTACTTCAGTATCCTTTATAGGATCATTCAATGTAACGGTAAGTGTCTTGGTCTTTTTTGTTTTGTTCATAAACTATTTATTTGTTGATTTAACCATCTTAATCTTGGTTTTGTTTCTCTTGGTTTCCACCAATGCGCGTAATCTACGAAGGAAATCCCATCAATTGTAATACCCTTTGATAAATCATTGTGTGTTTCAATTTCCTTTTTGGCCATAATTTTAAGATATTAATTGTTTAACCAAATAATTTGCTTCATTCTGTTCCATACTCCCAGGATCTCCTTTAATGGGAACATGGAATGCGTCAACGTTTCTAACTCTTAATTCGTTCACAAGTGTTTTGGCTTGAACCACTGCCTGTGCATCGTCATCGAAAACGATCGCAATCCTTTTAAACGTTTTTGCCATACATCTGATTTGGTTGTTGGTATATTTAATTCCGAACGTTGCAAAGGAATTACCTCCGAACCTCCAGACATCTGTGGGTCCCTCCACACAAATACCTGTATCTTTCCATGCTTCTTGTTTTCCATATAAAATGTTTTTATGAAATACTATTTCTCGTTCTTTAGGGCACACTAAATACTTGCGAGGGTGTTTATTTGTGATGTCACGTGAAACAAAGGAGACTGCTCGGCTATCCCATACGACCGGGGCTATTATACGGAGCTTATAGGAAAGTCCGTCTAAGAGGCTTACAGGTCCTGTACCAACGACAGCCCAAAGTCTTTGTATTAGGTCTGGGTCGAAGTTCCTTGACTCTAAATATTTTTTATGATATGATTCCAATGGAAATGTACCAGAAGGTAATCGGTATGGTTTTAATCCAGCCTTTTGAAGTTTAGGTTTTGGTAGGGTAAGGGCATTAAGTCCATAGTCTTTAATTAAGGTGGATACTTGATCTCCACTCATATGTAATAAATTGGAAAGAGTTGGAACAATGGGATGCCATCCACATCTCCAACAAGTATAATAATTTCCTTCCAATTCGTAGCCTAAATGATATCCAGGGTTTCCTGAACAGAAGGGGCACTCCACATTGATCCAGCCCGGTCGAGTGTGGTGGTGCCCCTCAGGAGCAATTTCTATACCAAAGTCTTGATATAACTGAACAATGTCCATTACCTTGCGAGTCTGACAAATTCTTTCAGTTCTTCCTTTGTTATCATGTCTTCCCTAAAGAATGCATAAGCATAGGGTTCTCTGTAACTTGGATGAATGTTTCGTAATAATGTCACGTTTGACATTTTCTTTATCACATCCTTTAGAACAATGTTCATGGAGATTGTGATTTCCTCTGCTTCTTTTCTGATTTTTTCTTTCATTTTGTTTCGTGTTAATTAGTTAGACTTATTATACAATTTTAATTTAGAACTTACTTACTGCAGATTGAATCTTATTGATTGTCTTGTTGATTTGTTTTCTGTTGTATCCAGCTTCTCTTAATAATCGTCGAACTGTGAGTCTGGCCTCACGTCGTTTTTCATTGTTATTTGTTGAATCAATCCATTCGTTAGATTGCCCTGCTAAGAAAAAGGAATCCAACAAATGAGCGTGTTCAAATATTATTGACACCTGCTTGTGTATATCCTTTGGTATTTTATCCCAAAGTCTTTCATTCTCATATCCTTTTCCAAATATGGATTCAATATCACATAATGGAGTTTGATATTCATTCTCAGTTCTCCAATAATTTCTGAGTCTAGAAACCATACAATGCCAAGCATAGGTTGACAATTGACCTTTCTTTTTGTTATAGGTCTGTAATGCTTCTAGGTATGCGATTGCACTTTCTTGGAATAGATCATCCCAATCCAATTTAGTCGTTTGATGGAATGACCATGCTACTTTTCTAATCAAATTGATGTCCTTCATTTTTCTTTTAGGTACGAGTTAATTAATTCAGTTAAGAGTGATTCCTGTTCAGTAATTTTACCATCCAATACTGCGTCCAATACTTTTCGTTTGGCATCGAGTATATGGATTATTTTATCTTCAATGGTGCTCATTGCCAATAGATAGTATGCAGTGACATTGTCTTCCTGTCCAATTCTATGACAACGATCTTCGGCTTGTGATAACTCACTTGGAGTCCAAGGCAGTTCTAAAAATACTACATTTGATGCTGCCGTCAATGTTATTCCAACTCCAGCCGCTTTGATGTTCCCCACAAACAATCTTATGTTTTCATTGCTTTGAAACTCATCAATTGCCTTTTGCCTTTGTGTCATATTAACTGAGCCATCTATTTTTACTGCAATATCTCCGAACTCTGTCATTATTTGATCAATGATGGATCTGTGAATGGCAAATACAACTAATTTACCACCTACTTCCAAAAAGTCTTTAATCCAGTTTAAAGCTACTTTCATTTTCCCTTTCACTGCTAATTGTTTTAAAGCAGTGACTTGAGCCAAGGTTTCAGCGTTAGACGCTCGTATGGCTGCTTCCTTGCCTTTTGTTTGTTGAATAAAGGTAAGGAAATCGGTCTCTGCTGCCTTATACTCCCCCTCGTTGTCTATTTGTATGGGAACAAAGGATCTCACCTTAGCGGGGAGTTGCTTAAGCACATCTTTTTTAAGTCTTCGAATCATAATTGATCCAGTTAGCTTTTCATGTAGCTCTTCAGTATGTGAAGCTCCATTATAATCCCAACCATAGCCTGTGAACCTTCGATTACAATATCGTTCCGTAAAAGCCATATAGTTTGGAAACAATTCTGGATTTATGATTCGTATTGCATTATATATTTCAATCGGACGATTTAGTATTGGAGTCCCAGATAATGCAATGACGTGTGGGATTTGTTTTGCAAGTGTTTTGATTGCTTTCGTTCTCTTAGCAGAATTACTTTTGTAATAATGACACTCATCAGTAATTAAAACCTTTGCATCGTACTCTTTTAGTACAGGTAACCAATCATGTAGTATGTCATAATTTATAATGATTATTTCTCCTTCGAGTTCCCATGGATTGGTGCCCATTAGAAGTTCAATCTTTGGATTACGCATCCAATTTACAGCCTCTTTGACCCAATTCAATTTTAATGAAGCGGGGACTACAATAATGGCAGGCCTTTTCCTTGGGTGCATTTGTAACCAAGCCAATGCCTGCACTGTTTTACCTAATCCCATTTCATCGGCTACCAAAGCCCTCCCATTGTTGGCTTCAATAAAAGCAACACCAGTTTGTTGAAATGGATACAATGTGCCTTTAAGTCCTTTCACGTGGACTTTGGACAATTTGACTTTCTTTTCAGAACGTCTGTTCAAATAGTTTCTAACGTTACTATCAAAGTCAAAATCCCATGTTTCTAACGATTTGACATTCTCTGGGTATGGAGGAGCACTCCAACACTTTTGTTCAGGATGCCATTTTCTACCTGAAAGGGTTCTGACTTTAAGTAACAAATCAACATCGTAGGGAAACATGATTTTTAGAACGGTTTCCCCCATGTCATTCTTTGCCAGTTTAACCTGTTTCAAATTTATGTTTTTAATTAAATTTAAAATACAAATGTAAAACAAATTTATTAAATATACAAATTTAATTTTAATTGACTCTACCTCAATTAATTACCACCCGAGTTCATCACAGACTCGTTTTGGTAGGTATCCTATCTGTCTTCCTTCAGTCAAATAGAGAACACTCTCCCCATCTTCATTCTCAGCATCACCTACAACGGCAGTATCACCTATGGTGTATTCAAACGGCCAGAAAGGTTGCATAGCAAGACGAACATCCATATCGTCATCTAAGTCTTGCAATACTTCTTTTAATTCACCTATTGTCATATCTTACTTTTTTAGAGTTATACAATCATCCATAATACGCACTTCCCAATCATTCACATCTGAATGCTGGGATGAAAATCCTTTGTTGAGGATTAGGCTGGTAACTTCCCAAGGATCTTTTCCAAGTTCTTTTGAGAATTTGTTATGCATATCGTTTAAAATGCACAAACCCGTTGTTTCGTTGATTTGGATTTTCCAAGGTAGAATGTTTTCAATCGTATCCCAGTCAATTGGTTTTAATACCTCTTTATAAAGATTTAAAAGAGCCTCTGGTGAGGATTCAGCATTATCAATAATGTTTTTAATTGTTTCCTGACTTAATGGTTTCGTTTTCATTTCATTCTGTTTATTTGGTTGATCTTAACAATCTTTCGTACTCATCCAAAGATTCTAATTTGAATGATTGGCCATAGGCCTGAGCAATAATGACGTACAATATCTTTTTAGCGACGTCAGTTTTAATCCACCACGTTCCATACTTTTTCACTCCTTCATGCAATCCATTTAAAAAAGGTAAAGGATTGCAAGGGAATGATGGGCTAAACATAGCCCTTGACAAGATTTCAATTTCTTTCTCTTCCATAATTTCAAATTTTAGTGTATAAAAATTCTATCATTAACAATAAAGAACCAAACATTTATGAGTGTTGATACTTCCACACCTGTTCTCGTTTCAAAGTCTTGAATGGAATCATAACCTGCCCATTCTTCTATCCATCTTTTCAATGCAACCATAGAATTGCACTTTACATACTCTTCATTTTCCCAGGTATGGAAACGAATGTAGTCTTTTAGTTTTGTCATTTTAGTCTTACAATTTGGTTTAATGTTCAAATGTATATGCCCCAGTGATCCTGGGTAATTTACCATAATAACATCCACCCCACCGTCTGGTTGTTCCATGATCAATATCCCAACCAAGACATCCATTTAATAAGGATGGGTTTTCAAATGCTTGTTTTAATGACACCGTAGGAGAACTGCTCCAATGATGTTTTGAGCCCCCAAGGAATATCCAATTCTCGGAAAATGAACCACTATTGGGTCCTTGTATTTGACCCTTTTCATTTACCAAAAATATATCACCTCTTGATAGGAATCGAAGATACTTCTCCTTCCTTTTTTCCTTACCTTTCAGTACAGGTCCAATATGTTCAACGGTTTCCATCTTTCTTTTGTTTCTTTTCTCTTCGTTTCATTTCTTTTACGAGCTTGATAGCCTTTTTCAAATCCCTTCCAGTAAAGTCTTCAGGAAGGATAACAGGTGTTGAATTAGGAGCATGAAACTTTTTGCGTTTTATACTCTTCAATCGGATCTTTTCATTAACCTCCTGTGCAAGTCTTGCTTTCTCAAGCTTTTCTTTCATTGCAGGAGGCATCGGTTTAATGACATGCTTAACTTTTCTTTGCATCTTTTAAATGATTTTGGTTAAACGAAATTGCATTCATAAAAAAAGGTTGCCCTTTTACTTAATAAGAGCAACCTTAATTTCATTCCAGGTTTGGCTATTGTGCTTTTTTATAGACATTCAGTCCCACATAGACATCAGTCCCTTCCACGAGTTGATTTCCCTGCGTAGAAGCAATAACCAAAGATTTCCCTGTCGAGGATGGTGTTCCTTTTTTGGTAAGGTCGACTGTGATTGTCAAAACGTTACCTTTCTTTTCCATTTTCACATTTGTCATGTCAATTAAATTTAAAGATTAATAATTAAGTTCATTATAAAGACAAAAAAAGGAGCCTTATCAGGGCTCCTTAATTTCATTAATGTTTGACTCTTTCCAACCAACTCTGATAATATTGCCTTTGTATTTCTTTTGCAACTCATCCCTCATTTCTTGCATTACTTGGATTTCGTTTTTTACATTTGTTAACCAAATGTAAGAAACTCTATCACCTAAGTACCACCTGTCTTTGAAGGGACGAGCATAGGCAATCTCCAAGTCTTTCAATAGTTCTTTTTCACTATTGATGTTTCTTGTCAAAAAATGCTTCTGGCCAATAGGAGTCAGATTTTGTTCGTCAAAGATCTCCAATATCAATTTCTTGATACTTTCTTTTGATTGCCTTTCATAAGCAATTGTGTTCATGGTATTTCAATTTAGATTTATAATGAATAAAATAAGTTTACATATTAACCATAAAAAAAGCACGGGATTTCACCGTGCTTCTGATTTCAATAGAGGTCCCTTGTAATTATAGGTAACCAATCCCTATTCAATTCAATTATACGACATACCGTGGATTCAGTTTCTTCAATTGATTCGTGAGCCATAGAATGTAATTCAAATGCTTTGTCTCCATATGCCACATAAATATTGTAAAGCCTATGGGTTTCATTCTGTTGGCGGATCTCAATCCGAATGAATCCATTTACGTGCCTCCTTGCCCTTTCGAGCGGGTACAATGATTTTTTCATTTTATGCAGTTTTATAAGTTTACATATTAAGCCATAAAAAAAGCCCAACCCATCAAAGAGTTGAGCCATTTTTTAATTCATCCAAAAGTAGAAACGGATAATGTCATCATCTATGCAAAGCATTTTAATAGTCCATATAAAGCCACCCTCTATCACCATGCCTGCAACTACAAAACCTGGATAATA